AAAACCCCGGACTGTTGAGCTTCTGGACGTTTGGCCACAAACCGCAGACTACGGAAACCTATGTGGACAGCGCCGTGGTCAACGGCAAGCGCGTGTACTTTGAAGTGCATGAGCCATTGCTGGTGGAAATGCTTACCGGCCTGAGAGGGCTACGCAGTGGCGCCGTGATGAATGCCCTGTTTCGGGTGAAGAACCTTCAGACCCGAACCGTAACCAGTATGTTTCAGTTCCTGGGGCCGAACGCAGTAAGGGATACCGTGAGTGCGTCCATAATGAGCCGCAACCGATTTATCCCGATCTACAGCACGCTGAAGGGCATGGGACACTTCATGTTCAACACGCAGACCTACAAGGACTTCAGGCTGCAAGGGGGCGGATACGGCACCAGGATCGAGGCCAGGACACAGGAAACCCGCGACCGGCGCCGTCTGGACTTGCCGAGTGAGTCGGCATGGGATGCGGCCGCAAAGTTGCTAGCCGGATGGGACCGCTTCACCAGCGCGTTTGAGTACGGATCGCGCATTGGTGATTACGAGGTTGGCGTGAAGTCTGGCACGTCTCCGATGGAGGCCGCCTGGGAAGCCAGAGAGATTGCCACCGACTTTAGCAAAATGGGCCGCAATGAGTTGTGGGCTAATTTCCTTCGCACTGTTCCGTTTATGAACGCCGGTATTCAGGGCCTGGACAAGTCAGCCAGGGAGTTGGTCGAAATGAAAGGCGAAATGAAGGGCGCCAACTTTGCCAAAATGACCGACAAGAAGGCCGCTTTTCTGATGAAAGGTGGCGTGCTGACGGCCATGACCGCCATTCTGTGGTTGCTGAATCACGACGACGAGCGATACAAGCAGCTGACGCCGGACCAGAAAGCCCGCTTCTGGTGGATCTTTCCGCCAGGTGCAGACACGCCGTTCAAGATTCCGCGCCCGTATGACGTGGGCCATATCTTTGGAACCCTTCCGGAAGTCGGTTTGGACTACATGGAGAACCGGGACGGCAAAGAAGCATCCGAGCACTTGGCCTGGGCACTGGTCAACACTGTGGGCATTGGTGACTATCCCGGCATCCTTCAGCCATGGATCGAAGTTCAGCGTAACGAGAAGTTCACCAAGGCGCCCGTGGTCCCTCAGTTTATGATGGACCTGCCCGCCGAATACCAGTACACCGATCGCACGCCGATCATGTACCGGAAATTGGGCGAGTACCTGGGTGTATCGCCACTGGTGGCCGAGCATTACAGCAAAGGCTTCTTGCGCTACGTGGAGATGATTGTTGCGGATGCTTCAGAGGCCGCACTGTGGAAAACAGACGAATGGGGACCGCGCCCGTTTAACCGAGGCACGCCTATCGACTACATGACGCACCAGTTCGTGGGCCAGAAAGTGCCATACCGCACAAAATGGACAGAAGGGTATTGGGATCTGAAAGTGAAGGCCGCCGCCGCACAGCAGACGTTCAACATGCTCAAGCGTGAGGCCATCCGTAATCCGAGCAAAGCGCCGGACTTTGCCAGTGAAAAGGTCAATCAGATTCTTATAGGGCTCAACGGGGCCTTCAGTCAGGTCGACAGCGCTTTTTCAGATCAGCAGGAAATCATTGCCTCGTACAAATACAACGAGAACATGACCGCTGAAGAAAAAGAAGCCAAGATCGAAAGCTACTACGAGCAGAAAAACGAGACACTATCTAAGGTCTACCGCCAGGCCAAAGAAGCACTGGAACAAGTACACGTAGAAATGCCGTAGGCTATAATCAGCCAAAGACAATTAGGAGAAGCATCATGGCAGCATCAATTATTGGTCCCAAGTTCTACGCATGGGACAGCGACACTGGCGCACCGTTGGCATTTGGCAAAGTGTTTACCTACCAGGCAGGCACCAACACGCCAAAAGCAACGTTTCAAAGCGAGGATGGCGTCACAGCCAATGCCAACCCTACCATTTTGAATGGTGCGGGCTATGCAAATATCTACCTTGACGGCAGTTACAAGGTAGTCGTCAAAGACGCTGATGATGTTGAAGTGTGGACTTCTGATCCTGTTACTGATCCTTCCGGACTGCAAAAAGAATGGATCAATGAGCGTGCGGCAACACAGGTATCACCTACGAGCTTTTCTATTGTAGGAAACCACACAGACGTTTATACCGCAGGAAAAGCGTTGCAGCTTGACGATGCAAGCTACCTATACGGGTATGTCGATAGCGTTACCTACGTTGGCGGCAATACAGTAGTAGAGGTTCTATCGGACGATCCTTTAACCGGATCTTTGACCCGATCCTGGACCGGCATCGCAAGCATGAATAGCTTGCCTCAGGCCCTATCGGGGAGCTCTGAAAGCCTGCAAGACGCAGTAAGCAAGCGGGTAATTCGCGTCACAAGCGTATCTGACCTACTTGCGCTTGCAACACCTACGCAAGGCAGTCAGGTTTCAACCTTTAGTTATCACTCAGGCTTTTTAGAAGGGGGTGGAGTTTACTATTGGGATTCCACAAAAAGTAAAGCAGACCACAATGGAGGAACCGTACTCGACCCCGGCAAATCTTTTCCAGATTGGGCAGTTGATGCTGAAGTTGAGCAATGGTTTACTGCTGACGGCGCTGGTGACGGGTGCTGGATAAGGTCAGTATATACGAATGCTGCATTTGCATTTGGCGCATTTAGTTCAGGCACTAACGACAATAGCCGACAAATACAAAGCTGTGTTGACTCCCTTGGCAGATGTGTAATAGAAGTGAGTACAACGGTTAAAAGAATGATTGAGCTTAATAGCGGTACAGCACTATACCTTACTGCTACGGGAAGATTAATTAAGCCTTCTGGATTAGGAACCGATCCTGTTGTATGGATTAAAGGACTTGTTTCCAATGTAATTGGTGAAGGACAGCGCTCTGCCATAGTCAGCCTAAGTGATTGCCCGTTTGGCATTATTCGTATGGGCATGAAAGATATGTTTGATACTGGAAGCACTGTATCTTATTCAGGAGTAAGGAACTGTGCTGTTCAGGGGCCAACGGCTTACGGCAATGCGTCAGGAGATACAAACAAAGGTATCTACATGGCAGCGGCTCAGATTAGTAGCTCCGCTGTAGTTTACTTCAATCACGTACGAGATGTGTGGTTTAAAGACTTAAACACAGCGCTTAGTCTTAACGGTTGGGCTAATGCCAATCAGTTTTCTGGCATTCAATTATACCGCTGTGGTAATGGTAGTCATCCATCGGACGGCAGATTTGCGATGCATTGGAATGGTGCTCAGGAATGTACTCTTTCAGAAGTGTTTCACCATTTTTCCCCTGATGCCTTTACGCTAGTAGTAGAAAATTTAACCGGCGAAGGCGGCGTCCCAGCAAGAAACTATTTTCCACAATACAATAACTTTGACCTAATTTCAGAGCAAGGAGGTTACAACGCTAGGTGCTTAGTTGTTAGAGGAGGGGCAAGAAATCGCTATTTTGTTCATCGCAACGTAAACAGAGCAAACGAGCTTCCTTCAAACTTTTTTGAAACCAACAGTATTTACTCTGCTGGGGACGCTTCTCTTAGCAAGCTAAACACTGTCGCTTCATCTGTTTCTGGGCGGACTGAGTTGGCAGGCACAACTTTAATTCAGAGCGCAAAAGTAGTCGGCACAGAAGCAGTAGAAAAAGATCTGTTGACTGTATCATTAATATTCGACGACGCGGCGTTTGTTAAAATATCTGGAACAGCTAAAGCAACCGCACTAGATGAGACTTCCGTTTTTAGTTATGAGTGGGCCGTGCAAAGAGTAGGAGCAATCTATACAATAACTCAAATTTCTGGAACTACTGTAGGAACGGCAGGATCTATTGGATTTACTGACGGAACAGAAGCTAAGTTTCATTTTACCCCTACGAACAATGGAACGGGCACTGACGTAGACATTAACTACAATGTTCTAACAACTCTTGCAAATACTGATGACGCCGAAATTCCTGTATGACCGTTTGTAAAATAGGTTAATATGATCTACGCACAGCACTTTAGCGCCGAAGAGTTCCGCGAGTGGTCAGACGACATGAGCGCCCGGCTTGTCACTATGCTGGACGTGCTCAGGTTTCGCATTAGCCAAAAGCCAAAAGCTGGTTAATGGCGCTATCTGCCTGTCCTTCGCTTTCAAACGTGCGGGACAGGCCAGCTTTAAATATGCGTCCACGTTTTTTTATTAACAATGTCGCGGATTGTGCGACCACTAACTCCAAACTCAAGACCAAGCGCCGGGCTTCCGTTAATGCAACAGCCCCTGACGTACCTGGACCGAATACGTTGGACCTGGCTGGCCGTAAGAATGGTGTGTCCGTGACGCCCTCTATCAAGCATATCGCGCAAGTTATCTGCCTGAGTCCCTATCTCAAGGTGGTCCGGATTAACGCAGCCAGGATTGTCACAGGTATGCCGAATTACTTTACCGTCTATTTCATTTAAGGAAAGGCCATTGGCTTCAGCGTAAACTATTCTATGCGCCAGTCGTGGAATCCGCTTTACCTTGATCCGCCCATATCCATCTTTATCGCGCAGTTTTGTCCATTCAATGCAGTCGATCATATCTCTACCCTCAGAGATTCCCGAAATATGAATGCGGCAGTACGCTTCGGGTGACGCGCACGTTCGGTAGCTAGCCTAGCCGCACAGATCGAGGCTATCCGAATTGTAAGAGCTGATCAATGGCGTTTTGTGCTTGATTATCGTCTTCAAAAGCCCGGCTCAAGATGAAGCGCCACACCACCGAGAACGCTGCCTTGTAGAACACGCCGAACTCATCTTGGCTCATCGCGTTGAAGTTGATCGACAACGGCACCCGGCGCACGCCGCCGGGAGTCTCCTCCAATCGATAGTAACCCGCCTCAATCTTGATCCATTCGTGAAGCGCCTCTCGTGACTTGTGAGGGGCATCAATGCGCAACCCGCGTGAATGCATTAGTTCATCCAGAAACGCAGCGCAGGCCCTACGTATGGCTCCAGAATTGCCGCCCTGCTTGTCCAGCCAATCCGCAAACCGTTTGAGCGTGCTTGTTTCACTTGAAGACACCAGACCGCCCGTAGGCTCCCAATAGTCCATGGCCAACTCAATAAGCCCGCCCCAATACAGCCTGTGGTGCTGCAATGACCTGGATTTAATCTGTGTCACGGATACCCTGACTGCTTTCCCGGTTTTAAATTTGCCCATGTGGTCCTGGTCAGCGGCAGACGCCGGCCGCAATGCGCCGTCTTGACCTTTCACCAGCATGAGTTCAATCGGCACCTTTCAGATCCCCCATGAGCTTTGCCAGCGTTTCCCGGCCTTTCTTGCGACTGGACTCAGTAACAACGCCCGTTGGATTTCCGTGCTCGATCATTGCAGGCTGCTCATAAAAATCATGGCCGTTCATCCAGTGGTCAATCATTTCGTCATAAGCCCGCGCCATGGCCTTGGTTGCCTTTTCGGCATCGTTGTTTTTCATTTCGTACCAGTCAATAAACCGGCTCATGGTATACATGGCAGGGCTCAACCTGGACCGGCGCCGGTTATGATCGCCTTTGCGTAGCAGTGCCATCATCTGGCTTATCGCGTTGTCCTTGCCTGGTATGCCGTTTCGCTCTTTGAGCGCTTCCAGACACCAGGCCACAAACTGGCCAGCGCTTGGAGGGCGAACCCATCCGCAGGCTCTGGCCTGTTCTAATCCTTCCTGAATCATCTGAATGTCACTGACGCCCGCTTTTACCAGCTGCTTTGCCCATTGCCGCTTGGCTGCTTTCACTTCGCCGTCTGACTGCCATATCTCTCGCCATTTGGGGAATATCTCTTGCAGCCTCTGAAACAGGCGATTGATAACCTTGGTGTCCATTTCCTCAAAGGTTTTCGAGGTCGCCTGAGTTGGGGTTAAATCCTTCTGCCCAACTGGTGTCGTCGGGGTCCGTTGTAAATGTCGGGATGCTTGATCGACCGTTTCGTTGATGTTTTTCATTTTGTAACCACTCCGCTTTAAATCCTCGCCAGCCCCTGGTGGCTGCTTCTGCCAGACATTCATCGACCGATATTCCCATTGCCGCCGCTTTGCGCAATTCTTTGCCGATCTGGTTCATGGCGGTTTGGCTATGCGTTGCTTTGGCCTTACGCCGTGCTGCAAGCCAATCATTGAACACCTGCTCCGATGGACTATCTGGCCATGACGAATAATCAATCGCGGCAGCGGGTGTCTTTGTATTCTTTT